ACGAGCAGGCCCACGCCAGCAACGCCGAGCGCCGCGGGGGGCCAGATGAAGAATGCGCACGCCACGAGGCACGCCAGTCCGAGCAGGTCGAGGGCGGTCGTCAGGTTGCGGCGCATCGTGCCTCCTTTCGGGTCAGAAGATCGAGTCGAGGACGTCGTACTCAGCGAGCACCTGAGACGCGGCAACAGTCACGGCCTCGAGCATGGAAATGTCACCGGACTGCCGGCCGAACGCCTTGCGGTCCCCGACCTTGCGCCACTTCGCCCGCCGCACAGCCGCGTCGAGCTCGGGGTGCTTCGGGTGTCGCAACTGGTCGTCTTCGACCTGACGCCACAACGACTGGCAGGCATCCACGTACTGGGTGAGGCTCAACCCCACATACCGAACGCCTGCCGTGTCGAGGTCGACGAGCAGGTCCGACAGTGGCCCCTTCTCGTCAATCGCCACGAGGTAGCCGTGCTCGTCTTGGATGCGCTTCGCCTCAGCGACGAGCCAGCCCTGACCGGGTTGGCGCTTCACCGCGCCGACGATCAGCCGCCCGTCGTCGTCCATGCCAGCGGAACCGATCGAGCCCCACTCGCCGTCAACGTCACCGGCCAGACCAACCACGAGGCTCGAGGGCCGCTCGACCTTCACGTTGCCGCGGTCGTCCCACTTCGGCATGATCTTCGGGCCGTCGTCCTCATCCCAGATGCCCAGGCCCTCGCGGAGGAAGTCGTCAGGCTTGAGCTTGCGCTGCAGCCGCATGATCGACTCGGCCGGCGTGCGCTTCGGGTAGGACGGATTGGCGACCGTCCAGCCCCTGCGGTCCTTCGGGTCGGTCCCGCGGGGGGCGCCGAACTCGATCCACGCCCCGTCGTGCAGGTCGCCCGCATACGCCTGACGCCGCAGCCGCTCGAAGACCTCACTGTCATCCTCAGGCCGCGGCGGGGTGCCGATGAACAACGCCAACCCGAACAGGGAGACGTTCATTGTCGCCAGCATGTTCGCCAACGCCTTGTCACTGAGGATCTGCGCCTCGTCAAACACGAGGATGTCGACACCGGGGATGCCGCGCCCGAAGCCACGCTCACGAGCGCCGAACAGGATGCGTGAGCCGTTATGGAACCGCACCTCTTCGTCGCCCGAGCCCGTGTAGACGCGCCGGATGTACGGGCGTATCTTCACCCGCTCGGCGAACGCCTGCATCGACAGGAACGTCTCGTTATGCGTCTTGGAGTGGTGCGCACTCCAGATGACCAACAGGCCAGGGCGCAGGATGCACAGGGCGAAGATGATGGCCGCGAGCAGGTACGTCTTGCCGACCTGACGGGGCAGCGACATGCCAACGCCGTCGATCATCGCGGCGAGCTTGCCGTCCTCACGCTTGGACAGGATCACCCTGCCCGCGCCGTGCTGCCAATCGTCGAACGTCAGCCCCAGCTTCTGCTCACACAGGTTCCGAACAGACGGCCAGCCGGTCGACGTGATGTCGCGGGGGGCGACAACCTTGCGGGCAAGGTCAGAGAGCCGCGTCGTCCCACTCTTCGTCTTCGGCGGTGCCTGCATCGCCGCCCTCCTCCTTGGCGCGCAAGTCGATCGCCTCGATCTCCTTGGCGATGTCCTGCAGCCGTCGAGTCAGCGCGGCCAGGTCGCGGGGAGGGCAGTCAGCCGACGACACGGACTGTGCGATGCGCTCACGCATTGCCACGAGCAGCGCACGGTGGTCGCCCGTCGCGGCAGCCTGAGCCACCGTCAGGGCCACCTTGGGGGTGGGGGGCTTGTCTGCCTCGGTGACGGCCCGGAGAGGCTTGCGAGCTGCTGCCACGGGGTCACCGCCTGCGGGGGTTGTGGAAAATGCGATAGATAGAACGCGAACACAGGTGTCGTGCGGCTAGCCGCCCCTCAAAGAACCGGAAGCACCTCCCCGCGTCCCGTGAGGACACCTAGGGGCGCCGCGTGGGTGAGGGTCTGTGCGTACCTACGTCAGAGCCTCCAGCGGCTCAGCGTGGCCCCTTGCTGCTCGCGCTCGAACCATCTGGCGATGTCGCGCATGGTGGTGGCTGGGTCGGGTCGTTGCGATGCCCGACGCGTCAGCTCCTCGATGTCGGGAGCGAGCAGCACCACCTCGGCGCGTAGTCGGCCTGCCATCTCAGTGCGACGATCAGCGCCGGCCATCGTGCGGATGATGTAGGCGCCGTCGATCTCGTCGCGTTCGATGGTGGCGAGTAGACGTTGCACTTCCGCTTCGGCTGCGCGCCCTACCTTGAACGGTGGTCGGCTTGGTCCGTTGTGTCCGAGCGTGCGGGCGATGGTGTCGAAGCAGACGACGAGGGCGTCGCCTGGCGCGTGCCGTTCGACCCATGTCGACTTGCCCGCACATGGGGGGCCGCACACGAGGTAGTTGGTCACAGCGCCCAGCGCCTCACGGTGGTGGTGGTGCCATTCGGATGCCAGCGCTTCCACCCGCCGGCCGCCCGGTTGCATCGGCGATGTTCGGGGCCTGAGTAGTTGCCGCTGCCGTCGTCGCGGTGCCCCAGGTCCCACGGCTGTCCGTCGTGGATGGGGTATCCGCACCGGGCGCAGGCTATGCCGCCTCGGCTGATCTCCTTGGCCCACTGCTGGCGCAGCTTGCGGTGGCGATGGCCGTAGTCCTGGCCCATGTCATCGGCGCCTATCCCACGGCATCAGCCGCACTCCCCGAGCACGCGCCCCTCGTCTGCGGTGACCTCGCGGGCGACGCGCTCAGCTCCTCGAGCAGGCAGTTGATCCACTCGCCGTGCTCAGTCCGGCAGCGTGACCCGACAGGGCAGCGTTGGTGTCGGCGCCATTCGGGCAGGCTGTCGGCGAGTGCGCGTGTG